TATTTTCAATTACCCCAACTTCTGAGTTCTCTGTTGAACCCATCCTAATATTCATAGCATCTATATACTCACCTTCAGGAAGTAAACGTTGGTCTACTACCTTGTTCATCCTACCTGCTATAAAGTTTCTTGAAATATTTGCCATTTTATTTTATTTGCTTGTCCATACCTCTTAAGTTCATTAAGAGTCTGCCCGGATGAATATTGCTAATTCTAATTTTTGCGTTTCTCAACAATGCACTTTTCTCTTTACGAGCACGAGCAATGATGTATTCTTGCACGCCTAATTTAGAACTTAAAATGTCATATTGAATAGATGCATAAATATATTTCTCAAACAACTTATTTACAGTAATTAAAGAATTATCTCCCTGCTCCATACCATCAGAAACGTACTCAAGAATACAAGATAATCCTGACATAGACGAATCAAAGTTAATTACTCCTGCTTTTCTATCCACATTAAATGTAGGATTAAAATTAGCTGTCTCTGTATTTAGTCCATAAGCTGTTCCAATGTTCGCCTCAAAGTACCACATACCATCATAGTTCCATCCCAACTGACCATTGAATTGATTACCTTGGTTTAAGTAGATGCTCTTCTTAGTCTTAGTTAATCTGTCAAAGTCAATGTTTGAATACTGAGGACTCAATGCGTTTCCGTCTTGGTCAAATAAAATACGACCTGTATTATCTTGTAAGTACGCCTTAGATGAAAGTGTTTGAATATTTTCAGTCAATGGTCTTAACCAACCATCTTTATACAAAGAAACTCTTACCCAATTGACATAGTCAGAAGGTAAGATGTATCTTAACATATCAGGCACAGTCAACTCTAATACTTTAATTTCTTTAAATGCATCATAGTTTAACTCCTGAATAGCACGCTTAGCGTGGAACAATACTTTAAAACGTTCCTCGTTGTTAACCAAAGAATGGTTTCCTGAGTACATCAATAAGAAGTTATTTACAATGTCTTGTAAACTTACATATTGATACGACCCCCAATTCTTATCTTCAGGTACAACACCTCCATTTTCGTAATATTGATACTGTGATATATATGCCATATCTTAAAAGTTTTTATGGATTTTGTTCTTGTTGTTCCTTAGCCATATTGAATTGTACAACTTCGGATTCACGAATAGATATACCACAATACTGAAGAATCCTTGTAATTAATTTATACTCATCTTCCGGAGGTAATTCAAAGTCTTGATAGTCAGATTGTGATTGGTCAAATACAGGCTCACCATTAGCCAAAGTAATATATGTCCATTTAGGCACCTTAGGGTATCTAAAATAGGTTGCAAGAACCTGACCCTTGTTACTTATGGTTGTAGGGTAGAAAGTCAATTCTTCGCCTTGTAATGCGTAAACAGGGAACTCTATTGTTGGCTTAGTTAAATTAGAATTAACCAATAAACTAAGTTTACTATTAATTACCTTTTCCGCTTGATTAATAGTTGAAGAAGAAAATATCGCATAGGCATTACCTGCCGCCAAAAATATATTTGAATCTAATTGAATTGCTGTATTGCTAAGAACTAATACTACCGTAGATACTAAACCTGTAGTAAGATTTGTAACTACATCTCCTGCCGAAAGACCATTGGTTAAAAATGTTGCTGTACTATCAACCAACTGACCACTAACTACAGCAGTATTTGTCCCGGTCTTAAGAGTTACAGGCTTGCATTTAACATCCAACAACATATAGGTTAAATATCCTGTAGTTGAAGGAGTAGGCATTGAAAACTTATTAGCTGATATTTTTGAAAGATAATCTGTACGTAAGAAATACTCCAACACTTCTGCAATAGGTTGCTCCATATCGGCATAGTCTACTCCTGATGCTCTTGCATTTTCAGCATTTATAACCTTGTTATAGCTGCTAAAATATTCCTCGTAAATTTCCATCTGCGAATTTTGAGCAAACAGATTGAAATCAGAAGGTGATACATATCCGTAGTTGTTTTTATTCAACACAGATAATACCGTATTTCTTACTGAGTTTATCATTAGTTCTTTTTTTACAAATATACATAAAAAAAAAGAGGGCACAACAAGTGCCCTTCTTTCTAATCATCAATCAATAATCAACATCAATTATCCTAAAACAGCTTCTAACATCTTTAAGGAGTCAATGCCATCATCGCTCTGTAAGTAGTGGGCTACCATTTCATATGGGTCCTCTCCAAACGGAACAGACAACATCTTCTTCTTATTGGTAGCGGTATTGAACCACACCTCTTTGTCGCCATTTCTTAATATCAATAATTTGTTCTCAAAGAATGTACGAACCTTAGCCTGAAACTTTAATTCAGGGTCGTTCAATATATTCAAGAACTCTTTAGGGTCTCTTTTAGCAAATACCAAGATGTCACGCTTTAACTCAGCAGTAGACACGGTAGATGGGTCTTTTCCAAACATAACCCTTGTTAATGTCTCAATTTGGTCAAGTGATAACTGACGAGCTTCAATTAAAGCCTCAACTTCTAAGTTTAAGTCTTCTACCTCAGCAGCAGCGTCTTTCTCTTTATCTACTTCAACAAATATGTTACCATTCAATGGGTGATAGTGTAGGAACTCCTGCAATACAGGATTGTTCTTTGGAACTCTTAAAAAGCCATCTTCAAAGATGATAGGCTCAATAATAAAGTTTCCGTCTTGTTCGTCCTCAAATGGGGACTTTTGGTTGGATGCATATCTTAATGCACGATTAACATTGTTCTTCTCGTCAAACCACATTAGTGGGAATCGAGGATGGTTTCTTGACGCTAACGTATATGATAGCGGATTTCCTATTTTAAGTCTATAGACTTTATCTACAGGAGTAGTACCTTTTGCCATTTTTTATTTGATTTAATTTGATTTTTAAAAAAAGGAGAGTGTCTTTGAAGACACCCTCCCTATAGATTTTCTTCCTTTATTATCCGTAACGGAATAATACGAAGTTGTTAGCACCCAAGGTACATACGCAACGCTCAGAAAGGAAGTTAACCTCCATTGCATCCAAGTCGCTTGTAGCAGCACCACCGGCAGAACCTGTAATCCAAGTTTTGTATCTGCGGTCTTCAGCTTCAGAAGCACGGTAACGAACGTGTAAGAAAGGACGCTTAGCGTTCTTACCCATAATTTGGTCGTACACTGAAGTAGAACCTGCAGGAACCATCAAACCTGTAATAGTACCGGTTGCAGTTGCAGCAGTTTGGTTTAAACCACCACGCATTGTTGGGTCGTTTAGGTATTTCCAATCAGACTTGTAGAAGTCATAACCTCTACGGAAACCTGTGAAACCTAAGTTCAACGCCATATCAACATCGTTGTCGAAAAGACCGAATGAAGCTGATTGAGCAACACCACCTGAAGTGTAGCCGTTCAATGTAGCTAACATATTGTCAATATCGAAGCTCAATCCACGATTTACGAATACTACGTTCTCTTCGATAGCACCTTGCTTGTCAAGACGAGAAACGATAGAATCCCAATCAGTAAGAGCTGTTGGAGTACCACCACCCCAAACGTTACCACGGTTGTTTACTACGTAGAAGATACCCTCAGAACCAATGTAACCTGCAGTAGCAGCACCTGAAGAAGATGCAGCCGGAACAGCTTCAATCATTGAAGTCTCTAAGTAATCTTCAAAACGTAAACGAGTTTCGTGCTCACTCTTTAAATACCAAAGGTATCCTGTAGCACCATTCTCTGTAGTTACTTCTACCCAACCGATTTGAGCCATATCAGAACCGTTAACCGCATACTTATCTTTGATGATAATAGGGTTGTTAGAGAAGATTGAATCTTCAGATTCTAATGAACCAACCATTCCGTTAGTACCTTTCTTGAACTCAGAACCGTAAATGAATACAGTACATTGAGTAGAAACAGCAAATGCTTGACCTGCAGTCTCATAGTAAGCTACTGTGAAAGTAGTTGCAGAAGGAACTGCTGTAACGATTGCTTTGTTGAAAACACCTGAAGTGTTGTTCTGAATCATAACAGTTTGTCCAACACGGATTGCGATGTAAGTTACACCACTGTCAGCTACAGTAAAAGTTGCGGTTGCCGCACCTGCTGCTGCTGCAGAAGTAATGTTGGTGTACTTAATGTGTAAACGTCCTTGTTCTGCCCATTTGATTTGGTCAGAGTTAGACGGCATCTCTGCTCCTACCATACGTAAGAAAGATGCAATTGTTCTGTTACCATAACGCTCAAATTCCTTCTCGTATGTATCAGGAAGATACTGATTCAAGAAGTTGAAGTTGGTAATGTAGTTAGTCTGTAACGCTACCTGCTCAGCACTCGGCTGCAACGCAAAGGTCGGGTTACTTAATAATGTACCTGCCATTTTAATTAATTTTTAATTGTTTTAAACTTTTTTTATACTGCGGATTTTCAGGTTTCTACCTGAATCAGGGTTTACCGCCTTCACCTGCATTCCTCCTGTATTGTTGCTAATCTCAGGTGCTTTACGCTCTGACATATTGATGTTCTTGATTTTACGAGTAACATCGTCAGTTGCATCAGCCATCCCTTGTTCGTAAAAATACTTAGCAAACTTGTCAGGATTCATTGCTATTGACAAAGACCTATGATAACCTGCTGCGTCTTTCATCAAACCTTGCTCATCTAAAAACTTACTAATAAAGTTCTGTGGTGTTGCTTGGTTCTTTTTCAACTCATTGGCGTCTCCCGGAGCAAACGTGAACTTTTTGTCATTAACATTGAACTCAAAACCTTTGAACTCTCCGCCAAAAACTTCGTTCGTCTTTTGGTCAAACCATTGACGTTTACGATTGTTCTCCTCTTCAATTGTCTTTGCCTCTTGGGTATATTGCTTATAGCTTTCGTATATCTCCTTCTCTTCATCGGGGATAAATGCCGTTCTTGACTCAAGGGGCATTTTGTATTTCTCCTTCTGAGAATTGAAATATTTCTTGGCTTCAGCAAGAACTTTCTTTTTTGCGATTTTTGCTTTTTTAACGGTTGACTCATCATCCAACTCTTCGTCAAATTTGTAGTCATCCATCAAAGCCTCGATGTCATCACTATCGAGACCCTCCTGCGTAGCAGTTAGGTATTCTTTAAGAAGTTGGTCAGGATTCATCGTCTCGAAGTCATTCTTTAACTTAACAAAGTCTTCAAAACCACGCCCTGTTTCCTTCTTATATTTCATATAAGCAGCTACATCTTCAGGTAAAGCCTCGTTGTTTTCACGCTCCGAAACTAAATCATCCAATGAGTTAATCTGCTTATTATATCTCTTACCAATATATGAAAGAACGTCTTCATCCTTCAACTCAACCGCTTTTGGTTGAGGCTCAGGTTCCGGGTCGGTTGCTGCCGGTTCCGGATTGTTATCTTGACTTAACGACTCTTCGTGTTTTTCAAGTAACTGTTGCTCTACTTCTTGAACACTTTTAGGTTCAATTATGTCTAATGCTCTAACTTTTAATTCCATTTGATTTGATTTAATTTATACAAACTTATACAAAAATTTTGACATTTTTAACGAGGCTCAAATTCCGCTAAGTCAAACCCATCCAAACTATCCTCGTTTGACTCAAAACTCATAGGAGGTAGATTGTTCTTTCTTTGATTAATTAACTTAGATTGCTCGGTGTTTTGCTGACTAATTCTTTTAGCTTTCGCATCCTCTTTCATTTGCTCCCTTGCATTTAAGTCGCCAACCTCCATACCACGTAGTTGCAGGTTATACTGAAACTCCTCACGCATTAACTGAGATTTAAGCATAGCTTCTTGCTCAGACTTTTGAATGTCAAACGCAACCTCTGCTTGTTTAATTTGCATTTTAGATTGAGTTTCCAATTGTATCTTCTGCATAGCCGTCTCTGCTGCCATCTGTTGAGCTTGTAATTGCTGTTGAGCAATCATAGCTTGCTTCTGCATAGCCATCTTCTCCTCACGTTCCTGAGTCTTAACACGCTTCATCTTAAGTAATTGGTTTGCCAATTTAAGATTACGAATCTCACGGATGTCAATTGCATCCTCAAGGTTGATGTCGCCCTTAGATAATGCCATTTGGATATTAGCTTCAAGCTGTGCTTTTTGCTCTTCATCAGGCGAAACCTCAATAAAAATACCAAAGTCATAAATGTAAAGGTCTTTAATATCGTTTAATATAGACACGTTGTACTTTCCAATTTGGTTTGCAAACTCTTCTTTAAAGTCAGCATACTGCAAAATATCAGCAACTCTATATGTTAAAGCCTCAGCTAATGTACGGAATACGTACAATGAACCATCAAGAATATGTCTTGTAGCTGTATTAGAGTTTAATGCAGCCAACTTCTGTAATCCAATTAATGAGTTAGGGTCAGGCATAGAACCATCTCTTGCTTCATTAAGACCGGTCACAGACCTAATCATATCAATATAATGATTCATATTAGTGATTAACATCTGCGTCTTAGCTGCACCTGAGTTAGATGTCAACTGAGTAATAGGTACTCTTGCATTGTTAAAGTCACCATCTTGAGTAAAGCTACGTCCAATTACACTACCTGTTTGGAAGTATAACCTTAATGCATCCTCAGGATTATATGCGTTGCCCGTTCCTAAATCAATTTCATTCAAGCCATCAGCATCAATGAATACACCATCAGGTACAGTACGAGCAATAACTTGTTGTAGTTTTAAGTGCGTAATTTGAATCAAATCAGCAAATGGTATCATCCTTCTGCACAATGATTCAATAGCACCTTTGTACATACGAGGAGCACAAGCAACATAGTTAGGTATTGCGTGTTGAGATGCTGACTTAGGGCGAACCATATTCTCAGACATCCTCCATTGCAATAAGATATTGGTACCCATTACCATAATACCTTCATACCAAACATCAATTGTTTTCTCAATCTTTTCAAAGTTACCTTCCTCCATCATTTCAGCAGGAGGGTTGAAAGTTTCGTCTTTCTCAATTACTCGAGAACCACCACCTTCAAGTCTTTTCTTTTTATAAACAACTTTCTTTGTGCTCTTATAATTAAAATACATCAACGTGCAAGTGTCTCTATAAAACATATCGTTCTGATAAAACTGTGCTACGTTGTAATAATCGTACCACGCTTGGCTATATTGAGTAATTTCTTGTAAGTCTTCTTTGGTTAATGATTGGTCAATCTTCATAAGTTCCGTTAAAGGAACTGTTTTGATTTCTCCCCAATAAAAACAATCTTTAAAGAATGGGTCTTCTGTATAACTATAGACCATATTTGCAGGGTCTACATATGAAATCTTAACACCTGTTCCTTGTAAGAACTCGTGCTTTGCAACACTAATACCAATAACAGTTTGGTCGTAATTTAATCTTTTACGAATATCTTCATAATGATTCTCGTCAAATATTGTATTGATAGCTTCTTCTTCTGCTATCTCAATTGCAGGCTTATAATTAAGCTGCATATATAATGATAATTCTTCGTCTGTTTCAGGAAGCTCATCGGGCTCCATCATAAATGTGTCTACCCCTGTCTTCTCTTTAATAGTCATCAAAATATCTTTTGACACCATCTGTGCTTCAACCATATCCTGATACTTACTTCTCTTAGCTTGAGACATTGCATCTTGTGCATATGCTTTTACTTTAAAAAGTCTATCAGACATTCCATTTACAACAATATCAATAAATTTTGGAAGGATAGGAACGGGAGTCCAATCAAGATTTAAGTAAGACAAATCACCATCAATAGCTAACTCATTTTTATATTTACCAATTGGTTGCTCACCTCTTGCATAAAGTCTTAATCTACGGAAATCTTGCCATTGACCATAGTATCTACAGTTGTTACCATCTTTTCTAAACCATTCATATTGAATAGCCTGACCCACTTGCAATCCAAAAGCATCTGTTGCTTTCTCGGCATCAGTCGCTAATTGACTTGGGAATGCTGCGGTGTTTATGTTGATTGTTACATTTTTCATCTAATCAATTGACTTGTTGTTCCTTCGTTTTTATATTTAGCGAAGTTAATAATTAATTTCGATTCTTTTTTCTCCGGTATGTATAGATGCTTCTGATTAGCCATAATGCATAATCCTGAACTAATAGAGGCGTCAAACCTTGTTCTGTCATTAATGTCAAACTTAGCCCAATCCTCAAGTGTTCTTGTAAATGGCATTGTGCCCATTTCTTCAGGGTCTCTATACTTTGCTTCCAAGTCTAATCCAACATACTTTTCAATATAAGATTCAATAGCGGAGGCGTGTGCTTGCTTAACATCTTCTGATGAGTTCGGAATACCTCCTAACTCACGCTCAGTCTTTGTTAATTTAGCCAATTGCTTATCCGGTCTATTAATAGAAAATCCTCTGTATCCTCTATTTTTAATATGGTATAAAAGCCTTGGTTTATTATTCTCCACTAAGATAGGCATTCCGTAGAATATACAAGCCATTAGTACCTCTTCAAAGAATATTTCTGCCGTTTGTGGACGAGCAATGTACTCCAAGAAAAATTGATTGGTTGGTGCGTCATCCATATGAAACTTAGTCATACCGTGAAGTGCACCATTAGAACCACGTCCACCTACTACAGCAGAAATGTCATAAGAGTCACATCCGAATGAACCAAGGTGGTCATTGCCGGGATACTTAATTCCGTTACGTATGTGCACATTATTTTGCATATGCTTAGGCGGTGCCCAACTTATTAGAAACCTACCTCGTGTATCAGGCGTCCATATTACCTCACTATCTTTAATACCATCCTTCCACGAAAATGCCCCACGAGTAAGGTATTGTCCCTTAATCATTGAGTCATTATAATCAATCTGCTGATATAGTTTAGTTAAATTGAATAAGGCTTGCTTACTCTCGTCTCTAAAAGCGTGAGATTCTGTTCTTGGGAACTGACGATAAAATTCGTTTAGTGCGTCAGCGTCACTATTTAAAGACTCAACCTCCGCTTCCCAATAGTCAATGGCTCCGTTTTTAATCCAATTGCCATCAACTCCCATTATAGGTTCTTCAGGTTTGCGAAACACAGGATGACCATATCTGTCAATGAATCCTTCCATATTCCACTCCATTGGAATAAATATAGCATATAGACCACTCTTAGTTTGTCCATTGGCATTACGAACCTTTACATTTGAGTCTTCATAAATATCTTTATAGTTCTGTCCCCCTTTGCTTAACGCATTAGACGTTGAGCCCATCATACACTTACCAATAATCTTACTACCCAAGCGAAGACAGGTTTTAGTTACACGCCAATTCTCTTTGATGTTTACAGGCTTAGTCCATTTAGCAGACTCATCGTGAGCTAAGAATAGTAGCTTCTCTCCATCGTAAGAGTTGTCTTCTGTGTTTTTCCAATCTATTGATGTATCAAGTCCATCGACATCATTGTCGTCAGTCTCGTACATATTCTTTTTTGTAATTTTTGCTGCCGGGACCCTATATGCCAACTCAGTCTTTGGCTTGTCCATACCATCCATAATTGGCTTGAAAAAGAATGGGAGTCGGCTATTAATAGGTACAACTTTATCGGTGAACATCTTCTTAGCATCGGCACCTGTCTTAGATAAGATACCTATACGTGCGTCACGAGCGAGCGTACCTATGTTAACGCACTCTGAGGATGACATAAACGAGAACCCTGAACGTCTAATCTTTAAGTATATCATACCAAATGACCTCGGGTCAGCACGGCAGGCTTCCCAAAATATCCAATAGATTCTATTGGCTTCACGGAAGTCAGGGTATCCTATGTCAATACTTGACCACTGCAAGTACATATAATGCGAACCGGTTATGTAGGTCTTAACGCCATTATTCATAAACCAACACCCTTGCTCACGGTAGTCAAACTCCTGCTCAATATAATCGACCCAACGGTCTTTAAATTCTTTTGGCTTTTCGTTCCATTGAAATATGGATTGTATCTTGGCTAACTCACGTGGAAGGTCTTGACGTTCCCAATATTGTTCAGCCTTAGTGGAGTGTCTTTGAAGACACTTTTCAGGAGCAAGTGGAAGAGCAATAATTAATCCTGCTATCTCTACTATCTGTCCTATCTGTCCGGTCTTTGAAATTACAATAACATCGTATTGGTCGTTATACCCATATAGCCACGACCTCACTCTATTTTTGTTAGAGATAACGGCAGCCGGTATATGATTATCGACTATACGGCATAGACTATTGTTTTGACCTTCTTTCTGCAAATCCTTGTTTTGTATCTGTTTTACTTATTCCTCTGTCTGCGGACTCAAGATTTTCTTTCTCCGCTTCTATTCTACTCAATATCTCAAACGCATCAAAAATAGCTAATTTCTTAGCTGCTGCTGCATTCTTCATTTTATCGGCAGACACGTCAGTGTCCGACTCGGTATCAATAATATCTTCCTCAGCTACCTTTACAAGATGGTTAACGGCTTTGTATCCGGCTTCAATAATCCTTAGCTTTATTTCTTTAGCATCTTTCATTACTTAGCTTTTAAAAAAATTATCTGAACCAAACGAGCAGATTCTGCTTCTCCAAAGTTATCAAAAATATTCCTCGAGTGAGGAGCCTCTGAGTTAAAGGCTATCATTCGGTTAAACTTAGAGTACATTGTAATGAGTGGCTTCTTATCCTCATCGTAAATAGTTGTCCCATCATCCTCAGGAGCCTGCTCATTTAAGTAAAGCAAGCAAGTAATATCACCCATCATTTCATCTGTATGTACAAAATTTGGTTCTTTTTGGTTCAATGGCGACTTCCTAACAAAGTTTAATGCTACTTTGAAACCACTAAATAGTTCACAGCAGTATTTGGCAAACTCATCGTTAGCGTCTCTTGGCTGAATGTTTTTGAAAGTGTATTCACCATCTGCCACGTCTTGAAACCCGTGCAAGTGTATATCTGATACATAGGATAATGGGTCTTTAATAATGTTGTCGAATGTGATTAGATTCATAATTTAATTGTTATTTGATGGTCATA